GGAAGGATATTTCACCTTCATATTGGGGGTGATAATCTCAGGGTTTCTTTGAGTGATGAGACACCTGACGAACTGGCACAAGACCCCACCAAAACCCCACCAGATGCCTTATAATAGTCTCATACACAAACACCTGATGACTAATCCATTTACTCAATTCAAATTTTCCTTTGAACTCTGGGTTGCTTCTGTTTTTGGTATTTACTCACAAGATTTTTATAGGTGGAATGAGTGGTTATTTGATGACCCAAAATATACTCAAGAAAATCTTACTGGGAGATTTTGGCAAGACATCAACGAAGGTTGGGAATTTATTCAACCTTATATGATTGAGCATCTTAAAGAATTTAATTCATTTGAGGACACCTGACGAACTGGCACAAGACCCCACCAAAACCCCACCAGATGCCCTATAATAGTCTCATACGCAATTCCCGAACAGCAAATGAACATTACTATGAAACAATTCTTTGATATGGTTGCGAAAACTATTGCGGAACCTCATTCACAAATTTGCGAGCACGATAAACGCAGAGCAATTCGTGTGTTTCTTTATCTTGATGAATTTATGATGGAGAATGTGCCCGAGTATTGTGGTGATACAGAGTTAGGTGAGATTGACTTTGGTTCTTATGCTGCTGGTGTTTTAGATGAAATTGAAGGAAAATGACTGAAACAGAAAAACTCTACAAAATCTGTATTCTTGATTTGCTTATAGCAATTGATGAGGATGTTGTGGATTGGAGGAATTATCCTAAACTCTGGACCGCAATTCAAAAAGCAGATAATGCCCTTGATATTTGGGCAGGAATGAACCTCAAACAAATCAAACAGGAACTGGAAGGAAAATGACTTACAAACAACTCTCTCCTGCCGCACAGGCAGTGTCAAATGCCGCTAAATCAAGCCTGGATTGGTCGGCCGGATACCTACCAAATGCTGCTGCCGCCGCTGCCCTCCGTGCTGCTGTTGCTCACACACAACGATACCGGGAGTGTGACGCAGATGAACTCCTTGCCATCGCAAACGAACTGGAAGGAAAATGAAGACTTGGATTGAAGATGCTTATTGGCACTGGCGTAATGTATTCTATTTCAGATTTTACGAGTATAATGACAACATAGACAGACTGGCATTTTTTGAGGAACTAAACTATGGTTGGTATCAAATGTATTATGATAGTGAGGAATGGGAATGACTTGGAAAGAATACTGGAAAATGACTAAATGTGAGTGGTTTATTGAGGGTTTCCGCAACATCTCATACATCATATCTTGTTATAATACTCCAGAACCTTATGGTTATGATGACTTCTGGGAGTCTCTCAGTTGGGGTTGGTGTTGTGAATATGTCTATCCTTATGATGACCCTTACAATCCATACATATCAGAAGAACGCAAACTACGATTAGGAAGATGGTGAATAAATAATAATGCTCTAATGAGTTCGCATCCATAAGAGTGGAAAAGGTGCATTTTGGCACCTTTTCTTGTATAAATAGTATTGCGAACTCAATTTAGAAGCAGATGTATTACTACACTTACGCATATTTGCGTGAAGATAAGACACCTTATTATGTTGGTAAAGGAACTGGAGGAAGAATTTATTCCACCAATAGAAAAGGACTAAAACCACCAAAAGATAAATCAAGAATAATATTCCTAAAACAAAACCTATCAGAACAAGAAGCATTCAGGCACGAAATTTATATGATTGCTATCTTCGGAAGAAAGGATTTAGGAACTGGTATTCTTCATAATAGAACTAATGGTGGTGAAGGTGCTTCTGGCACTATTAAAAGTGAAGAAACCAGAAGAAAGATTGGTGAAGCAAAGAAAGGTAAAAATAATCCCCAATACGGTAAACGAGGTAAGAATTCTCATAATTATGGGAAATCTCCTTCTGAAGAAACCAGAAAAAAATTAAGTGAGAGGCAGAAAGGTGAAAAAAATCATAATTATGAAAAATCTCCTTCTGAAGAAACCAGAAAAAGAATGAGTGAGGCACAGAAAGGTGAAAATAATGCTATGTACGGTAAATCACGTTCAGAAGAAAGCAGAAGAAAACAGAGTGAAGCACTTAAAGGTAAATATAGTGGAGAAAAACACTATCTTTACGGCAAATCACCTTCAGAAGAAACTAAAAGAAAAATAGGTGAGGCAAATAAAGATAAAAAATGGTGGAACGATGGCAAAGGAAATACTAAATTTACTGAAGAATGTCCCGGAGAAAATTGGGTTCGTGGTCGTGGAAAAAAACTATGTGACACCTGACGAACTGGCACAAGGAGACTTGATTTTTATTGAGATTTTGGTATAATATCTGTATTACAAGGAGAATGATGGACTTTCCCATATTTCTAAACAAACTTATAATCGGCAACAAGTATCTTCGGCACACCAGTTTTTGGTATTGGTTTCGTCTTACTAACCATTCTAATTGGAGAATGGACGACCATCAAAGATACTGGGACTTCTGGTATTCTATCAACTCTGGATGGTGTGATATGGAGTATGATTGGGAGTTTGAGAAGTTCTGGGGTAAAGGTGCCAAAGCAGAGCAGATTGTACTACACCGAGAAGATTATGATGCTATTGTAGAAATGTTGAATGAACCTCCAAATGCTGCTATAATGGAGAGGTTGAAAGAACTTATGAATCGTAAAGCACCTTGGGATGAGTAGTACCGAGTACTCATAAATAAGACAAAGAGATATTGAGAGAGAATGGGAATTGAACTTGGAGCAAAAAACTTATATAAAGCATACGGAGTTCCTTCATTAGACCTAACTTTTGCTGATAAAAAAAGTTTGGTTGATAGAATTAGTGGAAATAATCTTATCACGTTCACCCGCGTCATGACCGGCGCCTCAGTTGCCACCTACGTCGGTGCCGATGGCCTGATCAAGACCGCTGGCAATAACGTCCCGCGCTTCGATCACAACCCAACGACGGGGGAAAGTCTTGGGATGTTGGTGGAGGAGGCGAGGACGAATTTGATTACTTACAGCCAAGCTTTTAACAACACCAACTATTCCATTGGATATGATGGCGGTGGATTTACGGAAAATGCAACTGTTGCGCCAGATGGGACTTTAACGGCATCAAAATTGACAAGGAATACAGGCACTAGTGGCGCTTTCTGGGGTAAATACAATAGGCAATCCATTCCAGTTACCAATGGGACCGCTTACACTCTTAGCTGCTTTTTGAAAGCAGCAGAAATTACAACGGTTCAACTTTACGGTGATGTTCGGGACGGAGGTGGGTTAGGGTTTTCAGCAGCATTTACACTGACTGGAAGTGGAAGTTATGTATTGTCTAGCGGAACGTCTGCTCAAATTTCCTCCGCTGGCAATGGCTGGTATAGATGTTCGGTCACAGGGACATCCGCCTCCACCGATGATGAAGAACCTGCTTTATTGGTTTTTGGGACAGGAGCAAGCGGGGACGGATTTTTTGCTTGGGGGTTTCAACTAGAAGCGGGCTCCTTCCCCACCTCCTACATCCCCACCACTTCCGCCACCGTCACCCGCGCTGCTGATGTGGCGAGCATTACGGGGACTAACTTTTCAAGTTGGTATAACCAAAGCGAGGGCACTTTGTTTGCTCAAGCCAGTCTTAACTTTTCCTTGTCCACATCTTCTGTTTTTCCATCTATTTACGAAATAGGAGGATATCCAAATAGATTATGGATGCTGTATCTTAACGGAACAGTTAATCACCTTACCATTGGATCGGATACACATACTAGGAATCTTGGAACATTTACTTCGTCTCCGCAATCATTCAAGGTTGCTCAAGCCTTGTCAAATACATCTCTTACCTATAGTGCTAGTAAGGATGGAGCAGCGCCACTAACTGGATCATTATTCAACGCAGTTACAGGGTTGTCTGCGATTTCCATTGGACCAAATGTGGGCGCCACCAAACACATCGCCCGCCTCACCTTCTACCCCGTCCGCCTGCCCGATGCCACTCTCCAATCCCTCACTCAATAATCACAATGACTAATTACCTCCGCTTCCCCGACGAAGACACCTTCAAATACGCATCCATAACTGCTGGTCTCTATAAAGAACCAGAGGGCAGTTACATTCAGTATACTCACGAACATGCTATGGATATTGTAGGAACCATCTACAATAATGATGCTGTGCTTGACCCTGAAACATTTGAACTCATCACTCCTGCTACTCAAATGGAAGGATGGCACATCAACTACATCGGTGAGTTACCTGATGGATGGGACCAGTATCTGGTAAGTCCTACTGCCCCTTATCGGGTATTTGCTTAATCATAGGTTAATTTGACTTCTGCCTCATAATACTCTATAATAGTCATAAGTTCTCTCATTTTGTTTTTATGAAATCCAATGATTATTACAGAGCAGTGCTACTTGGTGTTATAGTTGGTATGGGATTACTTTCTCTGCTTATGGTGATAAATCCGGGAGAGGATGTAAAACCATCACCACCAGACCAAAAGTTTGAGGTGGTGGATACTTATAAAGGATGTGAGGTTGTGAAATATACTGATAGTTCTATGGCAACTTATAAGTATTTCTTAGATTGTAGTAACAAATGAATAAAGATTTTGAGACTTGGTTTAATGATAATATGACACCATATACATTTCGGAGTGAATGCTTCTATGGTGATGTAGAAATTGATGATAAGGAACTGAGAAAGGATATGATGTACAAATGGTTACTTGCTGCTTATGAAGAGGGATGTAAGGTTGATGGTAAGGTAGAACATTATATCTGTGCCGACTCTTATACCGAATATAAGAAAACTGTAATTACATATGATGTTAAATCCAAAGGATAATATAATCCAAGCCCGTCTTTATTCACCTCATAAGTGTGAATATGTTTGTGAAAGAGAGGATGGAACTCATTATGTGTATAGAAGATTAGGTAAGGAAGAGTATTATGAATTACATCCAAATCCAACAGGAGAAACTAAGTGGGTATGGGGATGTAAGATTAAATGAAATCCTATTTTATTAATCCCAATTAGTTGCATTTGGTAAACGATTCATTACCTTACGAAGACCATACTGAGATATGTACTGCTCTAATGCACCCTCAAAAATACTATTCATAAAAGAATGCCCGTCTGGTACTGGTAATCCCTTACGAATAGATGCGACATGAACTTCTTTAGTCTTCATAAGTAAGTGATCGTTTAGTGTAAAACCTTTAATATCTTTATTGTATTTTTTATTTCTTTTAGATTCTATCCATTCTAAGTTTTCAATTCTGTTATCTTGTTGGTTTCTATTTAAGTGATTTACTTCTAATGAGAAATTATCGCAGGGTATAAATGCCATTGCCACTAAACGATGAACGAATAAGTTTTTTAATCTACCATTATTACCTGTTAGTCTAACGAACAAATATCCACCTCTCTTCTTAGCCCATCCGGGACTTAATCTCTTTATTTTTTTAGTCTTCCAACTATACACATTACCATCTGCATCTACGCCGTAATCATTGTATTCTTCAAGTCCGAGTATTTCATTTAATCCTTTTATCTTGGGTATATCCATGGGGTTTTTTGGTTAGTTTTTTCTACCAAAAATATTTAGTAGAAAAAAGTAATTTGTTTTGTACTTATAATAGATTAAATATGATTGTATACTTGGTTAATTTCTCATTAATGATGTATTATTGAGAATAAATGTGTTAGAATACTTATGAATGCTTATAAATGAAACATCCTTATGCAAGTAAAGCGAGCATACCATAAGACTCACCGTTTGTCAAGCCCCACTGCCCCCATAATACTATGAGACCCACACAAAATCTCGACGAGACCTTGACAAATCTCATAATCTAGTCTAGAATACTCATAAGCACACAAAATCTAGTCGAGAACACATATATACTATCACAATCTCGTCTAGAATACACTTGCATCTAGTCGAGATCTGTGCTACAATCATCTAGTATACACACAATCTCGACGAGTATTATGTACGACGACTACGATCTCGACTATACATACACAAACGACCACACAGATCTCGACGAGTATTATACATCTAGTCTAGACCTAGATGAGGATTATGCACGAGATTCACATGATTACGAATCACTTGCATATCGTCACTATGCATGATATAATCTAGATACACACACATACACAACGAGACTCCTATGATTGCCCAGAAGCGCCTTGTACGGGTTACATTAGACATTATGTGTTATGATGACCTAGACCTAGAAACAACCGACTGGAAGGACCTTCTAGACCTCGAAGGTGACGAAGATGTCTATGCTAGCATAAGGGAACTCGAACCGTGGATGTAATGTGCCACTTCATTAATTGGCACAAACTTATATAAATAAAATCACTTGAGTTCTTATATCATAGAGCAGCACTTGAACTCTCCTGCGGGATACAGAGTCAATCTGACAGAATATAAGAAACCAAGTGAACCTTAAATATCATCTAGGCGGACAGGGTTTAACTATAGGTTTCCCACGGCGCCGAATATAGCGAACAATCCAATATTACCGAACTGAATATAGTTATCTCGTGTTCTTGAAACGTATCAAGAATAGGAGGATTTTTTAGTATCTGGATATAATGATGTGACAATTCTCGAACTGGCACAGAACCCCTTGTGGAATGCCGGGTGAGGGGTTATTCTACATTCGTGGTTGAGGAATTCTCTACATTCTCCTCGTCACCCCAAATATTATGAAACTCTTCGTCGCTAAGTTCTACCAAACTCTGATTCTAAATGTTGCTACCATCGCCGCAATCGTTGTTGGAATTGTACAATTTGGCATTCGTGCTTATAAAGAAAACAACGGCGCAGAAAAGACCCGCAAGGTGATTCAAACCGTGCTGCGGTTCGTTGATACTATTGTGGGGCAATTGCAGGCATTCGTTGATACTGATGTGCCAGTTGTAAAGGTGGCACCGAAAACTACCAAACGCCGCTGATTGGTGGTATTCTACTTTCATACCTGAGGAATTCATGAAACAAACTCATCGGTTCGTTACATTTAAAGAGGCACTTGTGTTTCTAATGAATGAGTTGCAATTGAGTAATCAGGAGGCAACACATTTCATTTGGGACAATCAGTTTACTATGGGAACTGATCGGGCAATTTGGATTACTATGCCAATCTGAGAACTGTCACAAGGGGGGTTGCGGTTCCCCCCAAAACCTGATATTCTACTTTCATACCTGAGAAATTCAATGGTTTTCGTCATCTCCGAACTCAACGGTTGCACTTACAAACTGGACGCAAACAATCAGCGGGTCCTAATGTATGCTCCGCTGCTATCTGATGGTTCATATGAAACTGCAGGGTCGGCATATGATTGGGTAGAGTGGGACCGTTTAGACCCTGATGTTCTAGAAGAAGCAGACCGTATTCACAAACTGTTGCTCGCAGAGGTGTAATTATGAACTACGATAATTTCTGGAAGAACGTATTAGGGCAGGAAGATTGGGTTAATGAACTAGTCAAATGGGAGAATGCTCATCCAGAGTATACACCCTTTCAAGAAGATAAAGACTCTCAACGCCAACAAAACACCAAACAAATCTAGATGACAACTTTTCTCACCAAAGCACAACGCCAAATCTTGATTGATTGGTATATTGACTGCCTGATTGATACTGAGTCTGAGTTTGTTGATGGTAGTGAAGAAGCAGAGCGTCAAAGTTTGGCATCGATGAATAACTCTTACTTCTATGAGTACGTTCAGGAGATGATGCCTAACTGTATGGAAGACCTTGCGAAAATGAAACAGGATATGACAGTCTGACTAGTGGCACAAGGGGGGTTGCGGTTCCCCCCAAAACCTGTTATTCTACATTCATACCAAACAAATCCAAATGAAAATTATCTGCTCCAAACCTAATGCTAAGGGTGGATATCACGATGTTGGTATGACTCACCGTAGGTTGACTGGTGATTATTCAACCGTACGTAACTTCATTCGTTATGGTGTACCTAGTGACTTCTATGGTAACACTCTGCGGTTGGAAGTCTTCTACGGTGAGAATATCTATCGGGCACCAGATAAAGTGTTGTATGTGACAGTCTAGAAAGTGTCACAAGGGGGGTTGCGGTTCCCCCCAAAACCTGTTATTCTACATTCGTACTCAAGCAATTCACCAAATGACATTCGACCGAGCACAACTAGTTGAAGATTACATTCAACAACTTATTGAGGGTATGGATTATAAAACTATGGAGTGTCTGGTTTATGATACTCTGAAGGATAATCTCTCGGATTATACTGATGAGCAACTCATCACAGAGGTTACAGAATACAATCCAGAACTGTTGGAGGATGTGCCAGTGGCATAAGTGGCACAAGACCCCTAGACTTCCTGCCTCAATCCTGTTATTCTACATTCATACTCAAGCAATTCACCAAATGACTATCACGATGACTGCCAACTACAAAGAAGTTCTGAAACTGGAAACTGTTGAGTTCATTGAAGAGAACTGTGTTGAAGGTGAGTATGATTTAGATGATGCTCTCAAGTTCATTGATGAGCACAATGAGGATGACTTCGTGGCATATTATGATGAGTATGTTCGTGTTGGTGAGATTCTGGGTTATGATGTAGTTGATGCCTTTATTGAATATCACGGTGGTGTTTCGTATGTTGAGCACGTAGAAGAAGCATACCGTGGAGTGTATAGTTCCGAAGCAGACTTTACCGAAGACTTCTATAACGAAGTCTATGGTGATGTTCCCTCTATGTTGGTTGTAGATTGGGAGGCAACTTGGCAGCAGAATCTATCATATGACTTTGACTTCGTGAATGGTTATGTGTTTAGTTCTTCGTTCTAAAGTATTCAACTCAACTCTAAATCCTTTACATTCTTTTCCTGTTCCTACGATAAGGTACATTCTCGATTTTGATACATTATGTTCTTTCGAAAACTTATGCAAATTGTCAGTTTCTGCATAACACCTTCCATCCTTGAATATCTTATAGATAATTCCTAAATTACCTTTTGCGTGATGATTATTGTATGTCTCATTACACCACTCCAAGTTTGAAATGTTATTATTTGTTTTGTCCTTATCAATATGATTAACTTGAGGCAAATTATCTGGATTTGGAATAAAGGTTTCTGCAACTAATCTATGAACTAACCTACTCATCCCATTAACTTTCATTTTTAAATAACCTTTAGGACAAACATATGATTTTAAATAGTTTCCTTTTTTTCCTATCACTTTTCCATCTTTTGTGATATAATAACCTTTATGTACCGGATGCTCTAACATTTTATTTTAATCATTTTATATTATTTAGGGGAATGATGTTTGCCCCTGCTATTAAGCAAAAGTTACTCCTGTGGTGATATTATATCAATAGGGTTATGGGTGTTGTATGTGAGGAGGGTGTGGTGACCTTCCTCATTTTTTTTATATAATCCTAGTTTTGTCAAGGTCTCCTATGCCAGTTCGTAGAGTGTCACAGACCCCCTTGTGAGACCCCACAAACCCTGTTATATTACATTCGTACCTGAGACACCCACCAAATGTTTGACGAACTCTGGAGTGAGATTGCTGATGCTCCCGGTGAGATATTTGACCTGCCCGAACTTCGTGAACTTGATGAAGAAAAGTTCAATCTAAATGACTACCTCAACTCTAACATTGATTACTGAAATGACTACGATTTCTTTCACATCTGGCGAATTGTATGATATTATCTCTGCTCTTCAACTTGTAGAAGAAGGAGTGTATGATGATGGAGACCTTCAAGGTGCTGCTTATTATCAAAATATGATTCAACAATTTGAACTCATTTCTAATAAACTTCAGGAGTTTGTTCCTGAAGATCGTGTTGCTAACCTCGCCCTAGTTGCTAATTAATCATGACACCTGACTCTTACAATTTCACTGGTGATGCCGTAACCTACCTGGGTTTGATTGGTGTCATCAGTACCGCAATCATCGTGGTTTCGGTGTTTCGTTCCTACTTCAATTCTCCCCTAAGGAAATGAATCCCAAACTTGAAATGTTGAGTGCTCGTGAACAACTTATGAGCGACATTGAATGTATCGTTGAATCGTTGTTTTGGGATACCTGGGGTGATGAATACGTTAATACACAGAATGAATTGATAAAAACTCTGTGTGATTCTGTTTGTGCTAACTTTCCCTCTAATTGATGATGGCAACCCTCACTCTCCAAGTTACTGAAGTTCAGTTTGATTTTGATGACTTAGACTTCACCCCCGAAGAGCAACAAGCAGTTCTAGATGATGTGCTTGGTAATGTCTTTGAGGTTGAAGTTGATGATGGTTATGATGATGAAGTCGTTGCCGATGCTCTAGTTGAAGAGGTGACAGATTATGCCGGTTGGTGTGTCTGTTCTCTGGATTTCGTTCACGTTCTCAACACTCACTAATGACTTACAGCGTAGCACCAAACTTTAACTCTGAACGTGAAGAGTTGTTGTATGAATCCTGCCTCAAAGATTCCGACCTATTAGCAACAATCATCACAGAATATATCACTCGGTTGAGTGATACTGACCTGACTGAACTTGACGACTTTCTCACTAACAACTTCGGAGACAACTAATGGCACGAACTCTACAACAACTCAAAGAATCCGTTGAGCATTTGATTGAACAACAGGGTAATGATGCTCCTGTTGCTTACTGGATCTACACAAATGAGGATGTATTTGTAATGGATGAGAATGGTAATCCCGACCCTGTGAGTCGTGAGATTGCCGAAACTGTGCTTCATCAATTAGATGAATATGACCACATTTACACTGAGATTGCTGATGCTATTGAAGCAGAACTTAAGCAGATTCAATGATACTATGTGACAGTTGATAAGGTGACACAAGACCCCTAGACTTCCTGCTTCAATCCTGTTATTCTACATTCATACCAAACAAATCCAAATGACACTTAACAAAGCACAATTCGCCCAGTTCGTTGAGAACTATGTTTCTGATATTGTAGAGGGTTTAGATGTAGACCAACTTTCAACTATTGCCTTTGACTTACTTGTTCGTGAGTATGAGACTTATACTGAAGAGCAAATTGTGAATGAGATTAAAGAGATTTATGATGATGAATATGCTCAGGGTTTGTTAGAATCAGCAACTGCTGTGCCAGTTGCCTAAGTGGCACAGAGGGGGTTCCGCTGCCCCCCCTGACCCCTTATAATTGATTCATACCAAGCAACCCCACCAAATGCGTAAGATTGAATCCCTGATGAACGATGCCATCACCAACGGCACTGATTTTCGTTCTGCTAATACTAACGTTGTGCAGGCAGATGGCATCGCTGTTGTATTGCTTCACGGCAACAAGATTGCCGAGGTTGGTGATAATTTCGTCCGATTGTTTGATGGTGGATGGCAGTCTAATACAACCAAATCCCGCCTGAATGCTATTCTTCAGGTTCACGGGATTAAGGGCGAATGTGTATTCCAGAAGAAAGGACAGTGGTTCCTAAATTATGCTGGAAACGGCGTAATTCCTTTCTTCTCAGGTATGCGTCTGGCATAGAGTGCCACTCGGGGAACTGGCACAAGGTTCCCCCCAGACCCCCTCCTGACCCCTTATAATAACAGTATGAAAAACACCCACCTCGAACACCCCGAAGATTCTATCCTGACCGGGGACCTGACCGTTCTGGATTGGTTCGTGAATCCCGGCACCCTAAGTGTAAAGATTGACGGAGCGCCTGCTATTGTTTGGGGCACGAATCCTGCCAACGGTAAGTTCTTTGTTGGCACCAAAAGTGTCTTCAACAAAGTCAAAATCAAAATCTGTTATACTCAAGAAGATGTGTTTGCTCTGTATGGTGAGCAACCCGCACTGATTGAGATTCTAGCGGCATGTCTTAAGTATCTGCCCCGTACAGAGACAATCTATCAGGGAGACTTCATCGGGTTTGGTGGTTCTAATGAGTATACTCCGAACACCATCACTTATAAGTTTTCTGAGATTGTGCGGCAGACTATTATCATCGCACCCCACACTTGCTATTATGCCGAGAGCGACATTCGTGATGCGGTTGCAATGCCTGACCGTGCCATATGGAATGATACCGACAGCGTAAAGTTTGTCAAACCAGATACTTATATCCTTCACAATCAGGAGTCCTTCGCTGATGTTGAGGAAGTGGTAAAGTTTACCCGTGCTATGGCACTTGCTGTAGAGTTTGTTTCTGACAAGCAAGCAGCAAAGATTAAGAAACAACTGAATGCCTGTATTCGTGCCGGTGATGCTATCATTGCCCAAACGTTTGAGGACTTTGATTGTGACCCTAAACTGATTGGACTGTGGGCACTAGTGAAGTCAATCAAAGATGATTGTTTGTTCCTGTGCCGCAATAGTGGTCCCGCAGCATACATCAACGGCAACCGTATTGATTCTGAGGGTTATGTGATGACCAATGAGTTTGGTATGTTCAAACTGGTCAATCGTGAGGTCTTCAGCTATGCTAACTTCAATCACGGGAGGTTTCAGGTCGCATAAGCAACACTGATGGTTCGGGGGGTTGACCTTCCCCCCTCTGACCCCTTATAATTGATTCATAAGCAACCCACCCGATGCTCAACACTCTCCAAGTCGCCGCTCAACTCAAGGTCACCAACTTTGATGCATTTGCCAAACCCGGTAAAAACAAAGGTTCGCGTGGGCAACTGATTGAAACTGCCCTTGGCATTCCTAACAGTTCCAACCTGAAAGATTTGGTGGACGGTGAACTTAAGACTTTCACAGTTGGTGAGTCTATCGCCGTCACACAGTTGAAGCACTGCCTCTCTGAAATCATCGAAGACGGTGTTAGTTTCACTGATAGTAAGGTAGGAGAAAAACTATCTCAGACCATCTACGTTGGTTTCACCCGTGCCAATGATTATGTGGGTACTGAGGTTCTGAATCCTGAGACTCACCCTGAGCACTATCAGGAACTGGCAGAGGATTACACCTTCATTTGTGATACCATCCGCAGTTCATTTGACTCTGGCAGTATACTCAACACTATCACCGGACCTAACGGACTGCTGCAAATCCGCACCAAAGCATCTAAAACTAACGGTCGCTATGTTCCTCTGACCTTTGCAAATTGCACCCTCAAAGATAAGGGTATGGCATTTTACCTCTGTGGCAAGTTCGGGAAGGAGGTCCTGTGACAGTCTGACCGCTGGCACACTGGGGGTCCGCTGGCACCCTCCGACCCCTTATAATTGATTCATACCAAACAACCCAACCGATGCGAATCGAAGTCCGCTACCAGACCCCCTACAACCAGACCGAGTGGCGCTCCCAGTGGTTCCCCACCCTTCCCGAAGCGGAGCGGATGGTAGACTTCTACCGCTCCTGCGGGTCACCCTCCCACATCTGCCCCTCATCGCTGGCACAGTTCGCCCACCTTCAGTAGTGGCACACAGGGGGCACCTGATGCCCCCTCTGACCCCTTATAATTGATTCATACCAAACGAACCGACCCGAATGACCCGCAACGCCATCACCGCTCAGGACCGTGCCGCCCAGTCCCGTGCCATCGCTGCCGCTGCCATCGCTGAGGCAGACCGTAAGGCAGGCACCGCTGATGAGCGTAACCTCAACACCCTGATAGGTATTCTCACCCTGCCCCGCTGCGGTTGTAATGGTCATCCTGCCTGCCCCCGCTGCGGTTGGATGTGACAGTTGCCCTAGTGGCACACGGGGTCTCCCAGGACCCCTCTCCACCCCTTATAATTGATTCATACCACGCAACCCAAGCAAATGCAAATCACTAAAGTCTACGCTGTCATCGGTGGTTTTGATTATGAAGGTGAGGACTTCAAATCGCTCCGCTTGTTTGACTGCTTCTCCACTGCAAATGCATACCTTGTGTATCTTGAGGAGCAGGAGGGTTATGATTACTCCAAGATGGATGTTCGGGAGGTGAATATGGAATCGGCACTGCTGTGTGCCGCCTGAGGCACTGGCACATCGGGTGCCCCTGGCACCCTCTCCACCCCTTATAATTGATTCATACCAAACAACCCAAGCAAATGACCGTCACCACCTACCAGACCTGCCTGACCGACCAAACTTATAACGGTTGGACCAATTATGAAACCTGGAACGTAGCTCTCTGGATTCAGAATGATGCTTGCGTTCAGGATGCTATCGCAGAACGTGATATCTGCTGCTATGAAGAACTGCTTGAATTGATGTATGATTGTGGTGCCAAAGAGACCCGCGACGGTGTGAAATGGACTGACCCTAAAGTCAACCGCGCAGAAATCAACGGCGACATTTTCGACTTCTAAATCTCAAGTCCTGGGAGAATGACTCTAAACTTCTCCCACACTTTCATTAACATTTTTCTTTCTACATTATGTCCCGCGATGTCCTCCTCTCACTCCTTGCTAAGGGTTCCAATGGTGAGCAAATTCTCCAGATTCTTGATTCAATTGTTGATGGGGTTTCTGATAGTGTCAGTCCTGATTCCGCTGCTAATCCTACTCTAAGTGAGATTCAGTTCTGATACCTAACCAATTGCCAGACTGGCACCGGGTCACCGGGACCGGGACCCCTGACCCTGTAGACTAAAGCATACCAAACGAACCGAGACCAAATGACCGCCTTCAACCCCTACGTCGCAACCCTGATTGAAATGGGATACGATGAGCAGGACTGCCGGAACGTTGCTGCCGCTGGTTTGGATGCCACGTATCCCCGAACCATCCACGGGCGGACCTTCCAAACCAAAGCAGAATACGATGAGGCACTGGCAGACTTCCTCAACGGAATCTGAGGGGTCCTGCCCCCGACCTGCTACAATACTATCAACCGCAACCGACCCGAATGACCCGCGCTCTGTTCCCCATCGGATTCTGTGCCCTCTGCCTGATGATTGGCAACGCTGCCCTCTCCACCATCGGCGCCACACTGGAAGCGGAGCAGGCGGAAATCTGCCACCGTAGCGGTTCGCTGGACTGCCCCCCATTGCCCCGCTGACCTGCTACAATACTATCAACCGCAACCAATCCCGATGATCCTCAAGGTTACCCGCTTCTCCCGCCGAAACAAGGTCACTCCTATGGTTCAGTTCGTCCGCTTCCCCGAGGGCGTTTCCCCTCAGATGGGATATCGTCTGTTGGGCAACCCCTCCAACGGAATCAATATCAAGCGGGCAACCGTTGAGCAGGTCGGACCCGATCAGGTCACCAAAACCCCTAAGGTTTATGATTTGCGGGTCGGACGGGTTCTGACTGCTGCCTGACCCCTGATCTGCTACAATACTATCAGTTCCACCGACACCGACCCCGATGACCTCTGCCGAACTGACCGCTGCCATTGCCTCCGGAGAATTCAAGGTCACCCGCCTGCCCCGCCGTGGTCCCCGTCCCGGTCAGGCAGCGATGACCCGTAAAGAGGACCTTGCTGCCCGCCACCTTGAGCGCCGCATTAAGCAGGGGTGGGTTTCCCTCTGACCCCATTCCATGCTATGATTCTCTCAGTTCCAAACCAACCAACACCGATGGCACTCTTCTCTCCAGCAACCGACCTTCAGACCCGCCAGACCGTATGGGTCTCCCGCAACGTTTCCAAGGGTCGCCCGCAACTCAACTCCCACCGTGATGATGTGCTGGGTCGCTCCATGGAGTCCGATGGTCTATCCGCCGTTGAGTTGGCAGACCTTCACACCCCGTTCGTGGGTTGGCAGGGTCCGGGTCATCAGTTCTACTGTAACCCCGAAGCAAAGCGCCTGACCTGGTTGGGGTGAGTTCGTGGGGGTGGGGTTCGTTCCCTGCCCCCGATTCGTGGTATGATTCTCTCAGTTCACAAGCAACCGACCCTCATGCGTAACCCCCTCTACACCGTCATCATCTGGCAGGACGTACCGAGCAGCGCCTGCTCTGAACTCCGCCTTCGCTTCCGGAAGCGCAATATCACCGTCTTCTGGCGGTCGGGTCACCTCAGCACCCATACCGTCCGCCGCCGTGATATGCTCCGCCTGCTCAATCCGCAGCAGAGCGTTGGGCAGTGGTTGAACCGTTATGCTCTGGGGTGACCCTCTGGTCGTTCCTGGTCTGGTTGGGGTTCTGACCCCATTCGTGCTACAATTCACTCAGTTCACACCCCCCCCCATCATGGCACTTCACAACCAACACACCGCCATCGGTCATCTGGGTTCCGGCGCCGATGGCGTTCGTGCCTCTATGGCAGTCAACTCTGCCAACGGTTCGGGGCGTGGCATGACCCTGACCCCCGTAACCGGTCTGGGTCGGCAGTGGGTCGGAGACAAGACCACCAACGCCCAACGCTTCGCCGCTCAGGCAAAGGCAGACCGAATTGCCGCTGCCCGTGACCGCCGCCTGAATGGGGTGGGTCACTCCCCGCTCGCTGCCCGCTTCTGAGCGGGTTGGTCGTTCGTGCCGGGGCAGTCTGGTCGTTCGTGTGGGGACAGTGCCCATGGCGCGGTGCCGACCCCCCGCCGCCCCGTATATAAAAACGCCTAACTACCCTAACCTACAAAGTGTTACGGAAGCGAGAGATGTATAAACACCAAACATAAAAAAATTTTTCGCTATATAAAAAATAAAATAAAGTTTTATAAACACGAAAATGAAAAAAAATTCCGAGGAAATTTTCGAGTCCATACAAGTTGATCCAATTACCGGGCAATATTTTTTAATAATCCCCGAACAAATTATGAACGAACTTTCTTGGTATGAAGATACCGAAGTCAAGTTTTTATTGGATGGTAAAGATGTGATTCTTTCCGAAAACGATTGATTGACAACTGATATATAATGTTGTATGATACTGAAGTAACTACTTACTATTATGGCTAAAGGATTTACCGTTAAAGCATCTGCCCCCGTAGCAGCAAATAAAGAATTAGAATGGGATTACGATCTAGCAAGGGAAATGGTACGAGGCAAATCAATTGTCTTTTGTCTTCCCGGAAGAGGAGTCTCCTATACATATCTGAAAAGTTTTGTTCAATTGTGCTTTGATCTTGTACAGAACGGTGCAAGCATTCAAATCTCACAAGACTATTCATCCATGGTAAACTTTGCACGATGCAAATGTTTGGGTGCGAATGTACTCAGAGGTCCAAATCAACTTCCCTGGGATGGAAAACTCAATTATGATTGGCAACTTTGGATTGACTCTGATATTGTCTTCAATAGTGAAAAGTTTTGGCAATTAGTTCTTATGGACAAAGATATTGCATCTGGATGGTATGCAACCGAAGACGGGCATACAACCTCAGTGGCACACTGGATGGAAGAAGATGATTTCCGCAATAATGGTGGAGTCATGAATCATGAGACCGTCGATAGCATCTCCAAGCGTCGCAAACCATTCACAGTTGATTATGCAGGATTTGGTTGGTTACTGATTAAGAAAGGAGTCTTCGAGCACTCGGAGATGACATATCCATGGTTTGCACCAAAGATGCAAGTCTTTGAATCTGGAGAAGTTCAGGATATGTGTGGAGAAGATGTATCATTCTGTTTGGATGCAAAAGAAGCAGGATTTGAGATTTGGTGCGACCCTCGTATTAGAGTCGGTCACGAAAAGACAAGAGTAATTTGATGACTAACGAATCTTACAATATAATCTGTAAGGGTCGTAAAATTTATTCTAATCTTACAGAAGAAGAATACTTCAATACTATGGAGGATCTGTCCGTACAATTTTATCAGACGGGTTCTCCAAATCCAAATGAAATTGAAACTGAAATTATAGGAGAAAATTAATGGCAATTAAAAAATCATCAGGTGGTGGTGGGAAGCAAGTAATTGAATCTCTCCCCAAGAAAACTAAGCAAGGTTGTGGTGCTCATACTAAGTATGCGGCATCTTCTCGTAATAAAGCTCGTAAGAAATACAGGGGACAAGGTAAAAAATGAATCCATTGCTTTTCATTTCTGAAGATAAAGAAAAGGCACTAATTCAACAAATAACTTATCTCATTCAAGTATCGGAGATTGATATTCATCCTTCCGATACTTGTTTTTTAATGGTTTCTCCCGATTATTCCGCAATTGTGACACAACATCTTTCACATTCTTTAAGTATGGATGGAGAAATATTTCATATAGAATCAGTTAATGTTCCATTTCCGGATGAAAATGTAAACGAATATCGTAAAGATTTTATTGAAAACTATTTAAAGTGGTCAAAACAGTGGAAAAAATTTGTTTTAATTGAGGCAGGAGTTATAAGAGGAGGTAATTATAAATGGATTACGGATATAATTGACAAAAAATACTATACAGTAGCATTATGTGAGAATATTCATAGTAAATTTAAAAGTGATTTTGTCTCGTTATACTATGATGATAGTAAAGTAGACCTTCATTTTTGGTGGGAAAGACCAAATAATCATTGGAGATAATAGACTAAATATTTTTTTTACATAAAATTTAGTTGAAACAGCATTCGATGGGAACTCATCTCCTTTTGGAGGTGTATGATGTTAAATTTAACCTCTTAAATGACGTAATATCTCTCCAAGAAACAATGGAGAAGGGTATTAATCGTGCAAATATGACTATTTTGAATATTTTTTCTCATTGTTTTTTTCCTCAAGGATGTACTATTGTTATTGCACTCTCAGAAAGTCATGTTTCTTGCCACACCTGGCCTGAAAATGGTTGTATAGCAATTGATGTCTATACTTATGGTGAAGGAAATCCTAGACTAGTTGCAATTGAATTATTAAAATATCTAAATTCTGATAATTACAATCTTCGAGAAGTAAATCGTTAAATAGTAATAGGAGA